TGTGATACAAATTGCAGGTTGAGATTTTTTTATATTTGAAATATCCTGCCAGTCTTCAGAAGAAATTATATCTTTCCACTAACATTTATAAAATTTATATGGAAAGTCATCTGTATCTACATCAGGTAAAATAATTTTAGTTTTTAATTTAGACTTCATAACTTAGTAAATCTCCTACTGGTATAATGTGTCCTTTAGCTTCCCAGTTATCTCCACCCTTTTTTATTGGGTACTTTTTCATTAATTTTTTTAAAACTTTAGTTGCTATAAGAACGAAGGTTTGTTTTTTACGTTCAGCTTTATATAAACAGAAAGCGTAGTAAGCTGATTTAGTATTGTTAATTCCTGAAGGTTTACCTCTGTCTTCTATCTCAACAAATACATTACCTGTCTTCTGACATAATCTATCTGTCTTGACTTCAACTTTACCTTCTAATGCTAACTGTAGTTCGTTTTCTTTTTCTTGTCCGAATTTTAAATCCAAATCAAAATGAGGTCTTGCCTTAGTGTGTATCACTCCATGTACGGCCTACTTTAATCTCACCATCTAAAGGTGTCTTAAAATTAAAATAGTTTTGTGTTTGTTTGAAAATTGTTTTTGCTATTTTTTTAAATTGTTCAGTCTTATCTTTCTTACAATAAAACTGCATTTCGTCATGGACGTGTAGTACCATTGCGTAATCTTCACCCCATTTAAATCCTGCTTTTTGTAATTCTTGATTTAAAAATATTGTTCCTGCTTTTACTAATATGCTACCGCAACTTTGTATTAATGTATTAAGTGAACTGTATTCTGCTTTAGGTATAAGTTTTCTACCATCAATACCATTGATGTAACCAAACCTTCTGAATTTATGTTTGACTGCATCAGTTAAAGTTTTTAATGCAGGTAAGGCTTTCTCAAATTTACTTCTTACTCGCTTGGCTTCTTCAACAGAGATGCCAAGTATTTCACCGAGTTTCGCATTTCCGCAACCGTATATGTAAGCATATATAAACCTTTTAGCTTCAGCACGTGAGGATAATCCGACAGCTTTTTGATTTTCGGTATGTATATCATTCTCCAAAAGTCTTTTGCTAAAGTCACCATTATCGTATGAAGCCATGTAGCTAGAAAGCACCCTAAGCTCCAAACCACTAAAGTCGAGACCGATAAAATCCATATCGGCAGGAGCAATAAATAAGGAACGAAATTCTGAGCCATATGGACTATCGCTTGATACACATTGTGCAAGGTTTGGCGAATTGTGCGAACACCTGCCTGTATAAGTTCCCAACGTATTAACTTTTCCATAAATTTTACCTCTGTTGTTTAATTTTAAATATGCTTGGTCACCGTCTGATAATTGACCAAGACGTTTTTGTATCATTAAATATTCTGAAATCTTTTTAGCTTCAGGATATGGTAACTCTTTTAATATCTTTTCATTTACTTCAGGTTGCCCTGTTGCTGTAAATGATTTTGGTTTCCAACCTAAAACTGTAATTAATCTATCAGCTATGTGTTGTCTTGAATTTGGATTAAATATTTCTTTTTTGATTTGTTTAACTGGTACACCTGCTTTGATACCACGCTTTTTGTTATCACGTTTATATCTTTTATATCCAGTTACTTTTTCCCAACTAGGGAAGACTACAGCTAGTTCTTCTTCCAACTGTAGTCTCCTTTTTGTTAGGATAGATAAAAGCGACTGAGCAGTCGTCTCATCAAATAATATACCATGCTGTTCTTGTTTTCTAATCCAATGTGCAAAGTTATGTTCTAGCGCAATAGCTTTTTCTGCAAAACCTTCTTTATGTAATTTATTAAATAATAAATGTGTAACTTCAACATCACGTACACAGTAATCCATCATATCTTGATTGTATTCTGTAAAGTCTGAATGTTCTTGATAATCACCTTTACGTAAACCAAGTCTGTAACCCCACGCTTCTAATGAATGTCTTCCATATAATTTAGGTGGTAGTTCTTTAAATTTATAATCGTTGTCTAGTAAGTTAGTATAAATTAATCTTGATACTAAAAGTGTATCGTATATCTGACCTTCAAATTTATAATTAAATACTTTATCAAGTGCAGGTATATCAAAGCCTTGTATGTTGTGTCCTACTAATACAGTAGCTTTCTTTAGTAACTCTAGACCATCATTTAGATTGTCAGGATTATATTTATAGACTTCATTAGTCTCTATATCCTTAACGACAATACAATGAATTTTATCTAAATTTTCTAGTAGACCGTTTGTCTCTAAGTCTATTATTAGTTTCATAGTAATTTTTTGCAATCCCTAAAGCACAAGGCGCACAATAAAATTTTTTATTTTGAACGATATGTGCGGTCTTGTTACAAAGAACGCATTTTTTCATTAGTGAATAATATGGATTGTAATTTTCTCTGTACTAGGTAGTACGTTGGAAACTTTATCTATTGCTCTTTTGATTACTTTATGTGCTTCAATATCTCCACACATAATAACTGGGTAGACATTTTCATACTTGATAGCATTATAAAGTGCCATCATTATTGTTTTACAAGTTTGAAAAACTATTTGTTGTTGTAAATCATTTAGTTCAAGATAATCTTTTTTATCTATAAGAAATGATAATATAAATTTAGTTAGTAACTTCTCACTCATCAAAGTTACCTTCAGATAATCTGCCTGTGTCTTTATTATAAATTAAATCACAAGCTATACCTGTATCACCAGTAAATCTATTTTTTAAAACTCTTGCAGTCATAACATTAGATTGTGTTTCATCTTGTTGGTCTCTTTCAAAACCAATAACTGCATCTGATAATTGTGCTAACGAATGACTACCTCTTAAATGTGATAAAGAAGTTTGTACACCTTCTTCATGGCCATTTTTACCTTCAGGTCTTTTTAAGTGAGATACTACAAACATTGAACATTTAACTTCTTCAACAAGTTTACGAAGACTTGTCATGGTATTATCTATAAGTCTTCTTTCATCACCATCAGCTAAACCTGATATAACGATTGATATGTGGTCTAAGAATATGACTTTACAGTCTAACGCTTGAACCATATATCTAATACGGTTCATTAAATCCTCTGTATCTGCACTACCAAAATGGTCGTAAAAACAAATATAATCTTTTATTCGTTCCCACTCTGCTACTATTTCTTTTTCAGGAATATCTTTTTTTACTTCAGGAACATGGATAAGTTTATTTAAACCTATACCTACAATACCTCTAATACTTCTCTTAACATTTTCTTCTAATGCTATGTAACCAACTTTAATTTTTTTATTTATTAAATGGTGTGCAAGTTCTCTACAGACTTGACTTTTACCTGTACCTGAACCTGCACATAATAATGTTAGTTCTCCATTACGTATACCCCCAAGTTTTTGGTTAAGACCATTCCAATGATATGGAATAGTTTCTACATAATCATCTTTAAGTAATAGTTCTTTTGTTTGTGAACCTTCAACAATACCCTGTGGTGTATAGGCTTTTGCTTCCCATATTGCATCATAGAGTTTTGTAGCTTGTCCTTTTTGTAATAATTCGTTTGGGTCTTTTGCAGGTAGTGAGGCTATCTTAACTTTTTTAACTGGTAAAATGTTAGCGCAGTCAATGGTTGCCTGTCTTCCTGCTTCATCTTGGTCAAACATTAATACAATATTTTCAAATTTAGATAACCATTCTAATTCTCTCTTAATGTATTTTTTTGCTGAGGTAGCACCTGAAGGGACAGACACAACTGGGTATCTGTTGTTTTGAACTTTACTTACAGAGAGACAGTCAATTTCACCTTCAGTTATAATGATGGTTTTACCGCCATCTCTCCATAAGTTTTGACCAAAGAGGGAGATTTTATTAGTGTCACCAATCCAAATAAAAGATTTATCAGCAAATCTTAAATGCTGTGCAGTTACACTAAAATTTTTATCATAATAATTAGCTATATGTACTGGCTTACCTTTGTATGTACCAGTTTGATAATTAAACTTTTGACAAGTTTCGCTATCAATCTTCCTGCTTGGCAGGGCTTCACATATACCTTCAATCATTTTAAAATCTGTTTTCTTTTGTATTCTTGGTAAGTCTCCATTAGTTTTTTTATACTGTTGGCAACCGAAACAAAAAGTATGGTCATCATAGACCGCTACGTTGTCTCGGCTACCACAGTTCTCACAAGGGGAATGATGGAGAAACTTACTCTGTTGGGTCATCTAACTCCGCTAAATCAGCGTCATCAGTTAGCCCATCTTGATACTTATATCCTTTTATGTCTTCATTAAGTAAATATGTTCTTACATTAAATGACGGACAAAATTTACTGTCATCTAAATCTCTGTGACCTACAATCTGTGCATCAGGATATTTAATTAATAATTCTTCTAATGTTTTCTTTAAACTTTCCCATTGCTCTGCGGTGAAGTTGTCCTCTTGCTCTTTCCAATTTTCTTCTTTAGCACCACCGACTAGACATAAGCCATAACTATTATGATTATACCCTTTGACATGGGCTTGTACTTCGTCATCACCTCTGCCTTGTTCTACAGTACCATCTCTTTTTATTACTTTACCGTAACCAATTTTTAACCAACCACGCTGTCTATGCCATTGGTCTATTTCACTAGCACCAACATCTTGTGACGGTCTTGTTTGGGAACAATGTATTACTATGTATTTTGTTTCTTCTCTTGCCATTATAATATTTTTAACCACTCCTTTTTAGTTAAGTATTTTGTTTTCTTTTTAAAAATTCCAATGAAGATGTAATGAAGCAATGCGTATAATAAATACATTACAAAAATAAAATAAATTATATTTGTGCTATTTATTTTTAACTTCATTTAACCAACTCTTTGGAAATGTTTCTTTTGATGAACTCACACAATGATATGGAAAATTAAACATCTCACACCATTTGCCATAAGTTGTTTTTGATTTTTTTCCTATTTTTGTTTTTGCGTTGGAGAATATAAAACGAATATCTAACTCAGGATTTTGACTTTTAATAAGTCTCATCTTCTTTCTGTCTGCACTATTAAATGCACCCTTCGTTTCTATAATTAATTTTTTGACTATAAAGTCAGGGGTATACGTTTTCTTTATTTCAGGTTGGAAGTAAGTAATCTTCATACCTTCATACTTGAAAGTACAATTTTCTTTTTTTAAAAAATTGAATACTAATTCTTCCAAACCTGATTTAAGAGTTTGCGTACTAGAAATCTGTACTCGTTTGAACTTCTGACGATACATCTTTCTCTTGTACGGTATAACCATCTTCTTTATCAAAGAGGTCGCCTTGTTTGCCACCACCTTCTACTAGGTCAATGATTTGTACTGCAATTAATTGTAGTGTTACTCCTGCACCCAACGCAGGTACGAAATAATCTTTTACATTAAATGCAACTTTACCTTTTGTACCACCCCAAATACTTGTTGATTGTGGGAATGGGTTTTTGTTGCTATCGAACAATGCAGGTTTCTGAGAAAAACTTTCTTTTGTTTTTCTGTTTACACCTGTAGCTTTCATTTTAAATTTAAAAAATGCAAAGCCATCTTCTATTTGATAAGGCTTAGGAGCTAGTTTTACCTTCTTACCTTTTTTCTCTTTTTCAACTTTCGCAACACAAGCGTCTAATTCTTTGTCAATCAAAGTAACCATTGATAACGCTTCCTTTTGCGGAACTTTTAAAGTGAGTTTGTACTCTCCTGCTTCGTTAAAACGAACATCAGGTTTATTAAGGTGAGGATAAACAAACTCTCCTTTGGCGCTTATTTGTTTGTCTGCCATATTGTTTGTCTCCTATTGTTAAACTAGATGTTTATCTAGTCATAAGGGGTACTTAATTGCACAACTGCAAGTATCTAGACACAGAAAAAGATGGATTGCTTAACTAAATTTAAATCCAAGTTGCCTTTTTCAGGTATTTTAGGGAACTTCTTCATAACCCTCTCTAGCTGTTTACCTCTATATGAACTCTGTACTATTTGCTTCATCTCCATAGCCCAGTTAGCTAATACGTCCTTTTCATATATCTCACAAAAGGCTTCACGTAAGGCTATACCCATCTTTTCATTATCAGGAGCTACTACACCAAAGCTGTCATGTATTAAACTAAAGTTATCTATACCCATTTCTTCAGCTTTAACTACAGCTAACTGTAATACACTAGCGTCCATGCCATGTATAAAATTAGGGCATATGGCCTGACCTGTACGTCTTTTGTCAATTATATCTGTATCTGACTGTAGAGATAACTTAACAATACTATCACCCATTTGTGTCTTCACACGTTTACTTTCTTTTTTGTAACATAACATTTGTATCGGTAGTCCTAATGGTGAAGTCCATACTACAGGTGTACCTGTGTTTGCTACAAGTTTAGATACATCTTTTAAAAACTTCATTATTTTTTTAGCGCCCACAATAACTTCATTTATAGCTTCCCATACAATAGGTGTTAGCCATTGTGTAGCTTTAAATAAATCTTCACCAAACTCATGTTGTCTATTACGTTCTACATATTCTTTAACAACATGGTCTTCTAAATATTGTCTACAAGAATATTGTGTCAATGAATAGGGTAAACACATAACAGGTTTCTTACAAAGTTTTCTATCTACTCCATAGTCTAACCATTTCTTCGCTAGTGGATTTGTATTACTTCTTAACTTCATAACAACTTTTTGTGCAACAAGACCATAAACATCTGATGGTTTATTTTGTGGTGTTAAGTTTGTAGCTTTACCACCTATCTCATCTCTCATCATAGCTGAGTAATGTTGTAGACCTGAATTAGAACAATCAGATTGTATAGGTAATGTAGTTATAAATTTTGCGTCAAACTCTGTATCAGCAAAATCTCTATACTCAATGCACCATGCAAGAAAACAAAAAGGTTTATCTGCTTCAGTCCACCATGTGTATTCAAAAGGTTTGTTAGCACAATCAATAAACTTTTGATGATTGTCTTTAGCCCATTGTGTTCTTACTTCTATTTCTTCTTTATCAACTTCGCCAAACAATCCTGCACCTGCTATTGCAAAATGTGTAAAGGCATCATTAGTTTCCATACGTTTACCAAACTTAAATTTAAGTAATGCTCTTGCATAGTCAGCACTCTGTGGTGATAACATTGCAGGTTTTGGATATATACGTCCTCTAAAGTCTAATTGATATGGATAGAAAAAACCTTCTTCATTTGCAAAGTGACTAGCTTCTTCAATGATTTGTCTTATCTGTATATATTTAGATTTAGACTTAGCTCTCTCTTTGTAAACCTTTTGTGCTTTTCTTTTCCATTCACGTCTGCTTTCAACATTAGTTTCAATATCAAAAGGCTTCGGTGGTAACTCCATAGCTTCAGGATTAATAGGTAGTTTACCTAGTGGTAAATCCTCATCAATACATTTACGTAATACTTCATAAATAGGTTTATTAATTACCCATTCAGTTTTTTGCATTATGTTTACTGCTTTAGGAACATTAGGCATCTCATGCCATTTGTTCGCTAGTTCTTCTAAGTATCTTCTATTTGTTGCCTTGATAAGATTGTAGTGCATTTGCTATCTCCTTTGCGTTGTTAGTGTCATTAAATTTTCTTCCGTAATATCCGCCTATAAATGGTGAAGTCCAATCTCTTGGTGGCATCTTCATTGGTAGATATGTTGGGAAAAGCATTTCATTTTTAATATTAAAGTTTTTTATTTCTTCAATAGTTTTAGGTGTTGCTTCCATATAAACAACTGTCTTAGTTTTATTTAGTTTTCTATGTTGGTGTCTTAAAAGTCCTAACCGTTCTAAATAACTAATTATTTTAACGCCTAAATGTAGTCTGCCTTCTTTACCCCAGTCGTCAAAAGCCAGTCCATGCTTATTCATACAGTAAGTCCATACCTTTTGTTTATACTGATACCTATTAGCATTTTGAGGTATATTCTTACCGGACAGTCTTTTAGCTACATTTATGTACTGTTCTTTATGGTCGTTTTTAAACTTGGTTATTCTAGCCTCGTGCATAAGGCCTGTGCCTATATTAATAGCTAGTTTGTTCATTGTGGTTTCGCTTGAAATACCATCAATAGCATTTTTTAAAGATATTAATGAACATACGTCCCATACAGTAGCTCGGTCATCTATAAACTGACCATCTTTAAATGCTGTAGGTGGTAGACATTGGCATAGTAATTTTAGTGCTGTTTGATAATTACCTGCTTCGCCCTTATTCATAGCTTTTACATCATTGTTAATCATCTCTGACAACTGAGGTATATACTTCTGCTGTTGTACTATGCCATAAATAGTAGTGCTTTCTTGATGTTTAGTTTGGGCTTCTGTTACGGTTTTATTGTATCTATTCATACCCCCACGCAACATAGCTTCCTCAAATTCTAGCTCTTTGGTTACTTGCTCTACGTAATCGTTTTTATCTTTAAATTTACCACCAACGCCAACTTTAATTAGTTCTTCAAGCTGTATTTGCATTAATGATTTGGTCTCAGTTTGTGTAGACATAATGTGAACATTCTCCTTGTTTTGTTTGCACTTGTGTTGAAATGCAACAGTCTTGTTGCGTATGTTGCAAGACTACTTGCAGTAGTGCAATTATTAGATTTTTAAAAAAACACAAGTAACAACAATAGTTATTTGCACTTGTGATAGTATTGAAAGATTGACGGTAGTTTCTAAGACTACTGCTTTCGCATAAAACCTGACCTACCGTCACTCCTTCCTGCAACAATTTGCGTCCAATGCAACACACATTGCAACACAGTTGTTGGTGCGCCTGACAAGACTTGAACTTGTACTGCTTTCGCAACCAGTTTCTAAGACTGGCGTGTCTCCCAGTTCCACTACAGGCGCTTTGTGATATGTTACTAGCAAACATCATTTTATTAATCAACCTTCCTTCTGTTATGACCAATCATAGTTACTGGATTATTTATAGAAGTGATGGCTTTCTTTAATGCTTTATCAGAAGATTGTGCATAGAACGTAAATGTAGTTTCAATACATTTATGACCTGCTAAATCTCTAACAACATTCGGTGGATTACCT